ATTAATTGTTAGCTTCTGAGTGTTGAGCATGATAAGTCCCATGCCACCTTTCTTTCGTCCACCACCAGGTTGTGGTACACCGTATTCAAGCTCATCATAATCCTTCCACTCTGTGACATGACCGGCAACGTCTCCGTAATCAATCCGGTTTTCTTGGAACTGTATGTACTTCGCTAAAGGTATTTGAATGTTTGATGGTTCACCGAGGAAATAAGTGTCTGAGTCTGTGAGCTTCCAACCATTCGCGTTGACATAGTTTACAACAATTTCAGATGAACCAGCTTCTAGATATACTGTAGAGAAATCATAAGGGTTACCGGCGGCGTCTACCCAGGAAAAAGAAACACTAGTGTCTGTTGGCACTGCCGCGGAACCTGGGTTACCAACTGCTGTTTGAGCGGCAGTTGGTAGTATCTGTATATTGTTTCCGAGGGCATCTTCGATTGGACCATCTGGATCGACATTAGTAGTGTCGATTGTAGGACCAGTAAGGAAGATTGCGGAATCGAATTCAATATCCATGCCAGCACTAACATGATCAACTGCTGTTTTGGAAGTTGCTGTTGCTGTACCAGTGAAGACTGTAGTTAGTGCTGTCGCGATGGCAGTAGAATCTGCGTCGTACGCGATAGTTATTGACTTTACTCCGGTTCCATCGTCTGCTGCGATGTCAAAGGTACCTCCGGATAATTGGCTATTAGTAACAGACCATTCTGTTTTAACGCTAGGTACTGCAGGCACCACATGCTTAACTGTATTGGTACCTACTGTTATATTTTGTAAATCTAAATAGTTTGGTTGAGTGTATGTAATTGTCCACCCGTTAGCTAAATCCCCGACAATATTAACGTTTTCTACACCCTGGATCGATTCAATACCGAGCTTGATGTCGGTTGGAGATGCATCAAACGGTATAGCTGTACTCTCTTGAACGTTAGTCTTTAGACCACCTCTGAAAGTCATTGTACCTTCAGTTGGGGTCAGAACAGTACCTACCCCGGATGGATGGCCAATTCCGGCGGTGGTGGTCCAAGTTATTGTATGTATCTCTTGAGTAATGCTGCTCTTAGCGGCATAATAGTTTACTAAGCTGGTCTTTAATGGATGACCGACCGGGAGCGATTCAAGTGAGGTGATCGTTGGTCGAGGAAAGACTGGATAAACTAAAGCTGAATATTCATTAGCAACGTTACTGCCTTGATTCGCACCATACGACATCCGGCAAGCATAGACATTAGCAGTACTATTTAACGATGAACGGATAGTGTGATAAAAATATCTCTCTACTGGAGTGGTAGGTTTACCGTATATCTGTTCAAAGTCACTAACGCTGGTTACTTGAATTAGTTCCTCTGTAGGACCATTTTGTGAAAAGCCGGGGACAAGCACAGTTGTGCCGATCGGAAGTTCCGGTCTTAGTGAAAGATCAACTTCTTTGATTTCAACGCCTGGAGATTGTATTGTTCTTGCCATAATAAGTTAAATTGGTTGCTATGAAAGTATTTATTATTTCCTCTGCGGATTTTTTCAATTCGCTCATAATAACTTTGTGTGTAATTGACTGAAAGCGAATTCGAAATTAGAGACTAGTTCATCCGATGCTTGATAATTGTAATTTATCTCTCCTAGAGAGATTGGATGTGAGCCGACATATGTGAACTGTATACGTTTTTCATTATACTCATCTAAACCGTATACGGTTATGTCGGTAGCGTACTCAGAATATGGTTCTAAACCCGGGCCATTTCGAAGACCGGGGCGTTCGGCATAGAAGAAGCCTTCTTTAAAGTTATTTAGCAGGTTTATCCATTTATATATAACCCAGTAATTATTGTATTGGTTATCTAATTTAAAATCAACCCGGACGTTGCTGTAGTCTGGTCGCTTGAAAGACGTAAAGTTAAAGGACTGACCGCTGTAAGGTATCTCTACTGGATCAACGACTATTGCTGGGGCTACGACTCCATAGACGCTAAATTGCAACGCATGTTGCATGATGCTGTCGTTCGCGCGTTCTTTTGATACGTTAATCTCACGCATGGCTTTTGGCATAGGTAAAATCATGACGAACTTATCAGCGCGGGATTTGTTCAACACTGCTTGATCCATCGGATCATAAGCAGAAGCTCTAGCTGTTGCGGTTTCGCCCATACTATTTATTATACGTTGCTCCAGTACCACGTGTCCAGCCTTGCTCCTGCAAATACGCTATTCCTTGATTCTCTTCTAAATCTTCTCCAAACATCTTATCTATACTTATGTTATTAAACACAAACGGAGGAGCGTCGTCAGTGTCACTTGTATTTAAGTCAGAAAATTCTCCAGTATAGTCAGAACTTGTGATCGCGATCGGCTTGCCGTTAGTGCCGGTGGCGGTGACATTATAATATGTATCTACTAAATCTTCATTCAAAATAAACACTGCCCACATCAATCCTATTACTCGATCATCATGTACACCATCGGCTTTTATATGTCCCCATGTTCCGTTAGGATGTCGGACAAAAGTTTTTAACTCTTTTAATAAGCTTTCATCTCTAATAACCACGCACTTGCTTTCATGTAGCCAGTATCTCATATTAATAACCCCTCTATACTTTGTGTTAGTATGTGATATTATACCTAACCGGCCTTTAGTCTTAATGTTACCGGCATATGTTACGATATTATCATACCTAAAATTATTCTTTAATAGATCAACGACTTGACCACCGCAGTTGTTCCTCTCTATCAACGCCGGTGGCTGACCCCAGTGTTTTAATATCTCGTCTAGCTTTGATACAAAATCATACGGGCTTACTTTTGTATCATGATAACATGCGACTTGTTGTATATTATTTAAATCAGTAACATCCATGACCTGTATACAAGAAGCTGCTGCACCTACCCCCTCTGATACATCAACACCAACGACATATAACTTTCCTTCTTCCGGTTCAGACCAAATCTTATACTTACCACCGTCTAGTAAATGTATAGGAGCTTTACATGATGCTTGTAGACGGAGGAGGAGATCTTCAGACATCATATTATCTCCAACCTGAATAAACTCGCAACCGAATTCCTGATCAAAAGCTTCTTTACTACCTAAGAGTTTAATATTATCTTGCTTCCATTGCTCGTCCCTACCAGGAACTTGCTCCCAAGTAACCTTATCAGCGACCCAACCATTAGAGTCCTGAACAGCACCGGTATATAGCTTATAAAACAAGTTCTCTGTCCCATTGGGAGTACTAGCTATAAATATCTTACTCTTCTTTGAGCTAGAGATGGTCGGATATACTGACTTCCAGAATTCATCGACTATGTAAGGTTCAATAAATGCGAGCTCATCTAATATCAATACATTACAGCTCATACCTCTAGCCGCTGTACCGGTGGTAGTACTAATACCTATTCTACTACCATTAGCCAATACCATAGATTCTTTACCATACTCAACAACTCCCGGCTTAACCCAGTTAGGTAATTCTTCATACGCTAAACGGACGCGTCCGAATATGTCTTTAGCTGTGCTCTCCTTATTAGCAACCAAGACGATCTTCTGATCAGCATTAAAACACGCGACCCAGAGTGCATATATTGTCATCATAGTAGTCTTTCCAGATTGCCGGGAGGACATTACAATAACAAACCTGTTATCTCTCATAAGACGCATTACTCGCTTTTGATAATTTCTTAACTGAATAACCTCACGACCAGAGTCTATGTTAACAATGTAAAAGAAGTTTGAGGCAAAGTATAGTAGATTCTTCTGAGCTTTCTTTAACTGAGCGACTCGTTCAGGAGTATACTCATGCGTTGCATGTTGATTAGGTAGATTTTCGTTTCCTAGATAAAATTTCGTCGATTTTTCAGCCATATAATATAAATAGTTAATGTTATGCCATTAAAAAGCGAAAAAGAAATCGTGGAGCTTGAAGAAGCTTATGACCAAGTTACCTATAAAACACCAAATGAGTTTGAAGGAGATACTCAGCTAGTCAGCGATACAGGACCGGAAGCAGCGGAAGGCTTTGACGCGGCTGTTCCAGAGTATGAAAAAGAAAAAGATAAAGATACTGAAGAAAATGCAGAAAAAACAGAGAATTTGGTACAAGACAACATAAATACTTTTAACAAACATTCAATTATGAACAATCCAGACAATATATTTGACAAACTATACAACACGCTGATGGAGAGTGATGACCTACCAGCCATGGATGAAGATCCATTTGCTGCGGATGCCGGAGATGACTTTGGTGGTGATGACTTCGGAGGCGAAGAGGATAGCGATAAAATTACCATAGACCTTCCACGAGACGTTGCTGAGCAACTTCATCAAGCGCTTGGCGATCTCTTAGATGTAGATCCAGAGTCCGAGCTTGAAGACCTAGATAGTGATGACGATTCCGATCCATTTGGAGATGACGACAGTGAGCCTTTTCAAGACTCAATTGAAGTCGTAGCGGATCCTAAACCTCTAGCTGACTCGAACTTAAAGTCTGGTAATAACTCTAATAAGGCGAACAAACCAAAAACTTCCGGTTACGGTAAAGGTGGTGGAGGAAAAGCTGGCTCTGGTAAGATTCCTGAGACACAAGCTGACCCAAAAGACCTTCCTGACACAAACCTCAAGTCCGGTAACAATTCCAATATGGGATCTAACAAGGTACAAGCATCTGGTTACGGTCAAGGCGAGCTTATTAAGTAAAACAATTTAACCCTAAACAATCCCTTCGAAAAATACCGGTGTACGCCGGTATTTTTTTGTTTACATATTAGAATAGACTAAATAATTAAGAGATGTACGAAAAAACCTTCTACAGTTTATTAGAGTCGGATTGTAACTGCTTAGGTAAAGAAAAACCAGTAACCCGGCAGCAACGCGGATTTATTGGGTTAGGTGCAAAGACTCAAAAACTAGTACCAGATGTTCACCGAAATGACCCTACGGAGCATCCAAAGGTTGAGATTCTTCGACAAAAGCCGGTTGGTTCAAGTCACCGTGTAATATTAAACGCGAAAGATCTTAAAGATATACTATCTCAATATAATATTAAGAATCTCTCTCCAGAAGAGCCGCGAGATTTAGGTACAACTAAAATAACAATATACTACGATGGCCCACTAGGCCGGTATTGTCTGTCTAAATGAGTAAAAATATAGAAGATAAATCTGTACCGGCCATGCCGTTTTCAGATATACCAGTCAGATATCTCAATAAAGATATCAATCCACATGAGCGGGCAAACTATACTAAGTGGTGGGAAGAACAAATCAATCACTATGGTGTAGAAGTTAACTACTATGTTAATAATCATAGTTTGTCTGGACAAGACTTCATATACGGTGAGCATCCTACACAAATTTTTACAGAGCCGGTGAAGGTTATTGTGGTACTAAATCTCAACGAAAATGCGATATCACTATCTCAATTTGGTATTATGTCAGATGATGAGGTGACTGCAATGATTAGTATACCAAGTTATGTCAAGAACTTTGGTGAGGGAGCAGAACCAAAAGCGGGTGATATTTTTGAATTAGAGGAGTACGGTCGGACTAGGCCAGGTGGGCGGACCGGAAAGATTTTCGAGATAACTCAGCGGGTTGATCAGGATGTCAGTCAAATAAACCAACTCCAAGGTCATTACATTTGGTTAATGACTGCTAAGAGATTTGATTATAGTTACGAACCAGGGGCACCGGTTGAAGGACCACTAGGTCAAGTTAATGATGACTTGCTAGAAGGTCGCTTACCGGGTGGGACGAATGAGCCGATGATTATTAAATCGTATACCGGGGATGTTGATGATGTATCAGTACCGGTATATGACTATAGAGTGTTTCTAGATCAAGATCACGTATACGGACAATATTGATCAACTGCTGATGCTAGCGTAATAATCTTCGTAATCTGGTAAGGATTCTCCGTTGAG